TCTTAACGATCTGGATCGTTACCTACGGGTCGGCGATATACACCAACCAGCGGACACATGATTATGCTATCTATATATAAGACCGAGATTGAGATACAAAAGGACTTCTTGTTCTCAATGCTTCCACCCCGGGTGGGGCAAAGCGTCTCACTTTCTTTCAAGCACTGGCTAAAATTCAAAGGGCCTCAATTCCTCGTGAAGTATCTCGGAGAGATACGACATGAGGTTCTAGAGGATAACCTCGGAGTTACCCATGTGCGGGGCGTTAAAAAGATTTTATCCCGTTACTTATCTGGGACATTAACCTCTTACCCATGCTCTTTAGAGCACCGCCAATCGCTCTTGCTTCGATTCTGCAAGACAGCTTCACTATATAAAAGTAGTGTGACTGAACAGGATTATCTTGACAAGAAGCGCGTTCTCGCACAGCCAATGGTGTTTAATGACCAATTGGCTGAGGAGCTTTTGCGGAATTCATGGAACCCTCAAAAGCCTTTCCCAACAAAGTATAAATATTCATCGGGAAGGTCATGGCTTTGTGAGTTTGTGGGTCGATTTGGAGAATTATCTCCTCAAAACCGGTATAGAGCGGCCGCTTCCTTGGCCTTTCTGTTCCCTCGATTCGCAAGTTTATTCTCCGGGTTCTTTTCCGGAGACCAGCCCCTTGAGGAGCTGATGCGATATGATGGATTCTTCCCTAAGGTTATGGGAGGTGCAAGATTATTAACAAAAGATGGGGGACTGAAGAAGAGATTAATCTTCATCCCACATCCTCTCTTGCAACTAGCATTAGAACCTCTCTATCATAGTTTAAAGAAATTTAGTTACCAGTTAAAATCACTGGCAATCTATGATCAGACTGAAGCTACTGAATGGATTTCAGAACAGCCACGACTTTGGTCGATTGACCTAGAGTCAGCAACTGACTTCTTTCCAGTAGAATGGCAACGGACTGTATTACTCCAGCTCTTCCCTCACCTCGAGCTAGAAATCGACCTGTTTTATGAGGTCGCTCGAGGGAAATGGTTGTCCCCTTTCCAGAATGAAATTTCTCTGGCAGTAGGGCAACCAATGGGTCTCAGGTGCTCATTCTTGGCATTTTCCGTGACATTTTTTACTGTCGTGAAAGGGATTATTCCCCCGGATCAATTCCGGATGCTTGGAGATGACCTGATAACCAACTCCCCGGAGGTCTTGCCAGGCTTGCTCAGCCTGGGGTTAAAGATCTCTTTCAAAAAGTCTCTATTCAATTCACCGAATGGAGAGTGGGGAGGTTCGTCCTTTATGAAGGGGGTGCGCGTTGGAGACAAGAGAATCAAGTCTCCCACCACCCTCCTCTCGTCCATTGAGACAAGGACTTGGGAAGTCGCTGTAAAGTCTTTTAGAAGACTTTACCCGAGGTCGTTCATAAGACGGTTGAAGCTGTTAGCTTCTTTGCCGCCTCCTGTTGGAGTCGGGCACAACCCAAAAGTGGTTGCACAGCTGACACCCGAGGAAGTTAAATTACTGTACTTCCCAGGTAAAAGATTTTGGATTTCTCAGCCCGAGAGTTCGTGCTCAATTGGAGCACATCTCGATGCCTTGAGTTCCTATCAGCACATGGTAGGTTCCATACCTGTTACTGACGACGGCTATAATGTAGGTACTGATCCAACAGGTAATGCAATATTGCTTGACGATCGGGGCTTCTTACAGCCTGACCTCTTACAGTACAAGGATACCGTTGGGTATGACTTGTTAAAATCTTACTTAACCTATGACGATGCCGTGCGATGTCGTAGTTTCCTCTCATTTGTATTTAAGAGGGACTTGCGATATGAGCCCGACACCTTCACACCGGCTTTTCAACAAGAAGAAGATGTTCATCTTCCTATCGGAAGCTCGGGGACTGCTTTCTCCCTTATTACAAGGATTTGTAAAGGGAAAAGAGTAGGTCAATCATTCACCTCTAAAAAACAAGAAGGTAAAATCATGACTAACAGAACAGCGTCCTATAAGGGCACATTCACCAACACACAAACTGAGAAGCAATGGGTTCTCCAGAGTCAACAGTGGGTGTTAGTTCCCTGTGAAGTGAAAGAATT